AATTGTCAAGGAACAACATGGATAATTTGTATGACGTCGGTATAAACCCAATAGTAGCATTTCCCGGCGTTGCGCAAGGAGGGTTGAAACCGAAGGGTGGCGTGGTCATCTGGGGCCAGAAGACCTTGCAAGCTGCATCATCAGCTCTTAATAGGATTAACGTCCGTAGGTTGTTGATAGAGATCAGAAGGCAAGTCAGAGAGATATCACAAAACATCATCTTTCAACCAAATAGGGCGGCAACCCTTGCAAGCTTTAGTGCAGCTGTGACCCCAAGGTTGCAATCTATCCAGGCACAAGCAGGCCTTGAGAGGTTCAGGGTCATAATTGACTCCTCTACAACGACACAGGCCGACATTGAAAATAACACAATTCGAGGCAAAATATTTGTCCAACCTACCAAGACCATAGAGTACGTCTCTCTTGATTTTGTGGTTGGAAATAATATCCAAGAATTATGATGTGTTTCCCCACAAACAATATACACGAATTATTCTGTGATTGTTTGTGGGGAAACGTTCTATATTTTGTAAGTACATTTGACACGCTGAATATTTAGAAATGGTGACAGGAGTAAAATAACATGGCTGCAGAAACACTTGACGTTGCGTCGATGCTTCCCGTAAAGTTTGAGCCCAAGCGAAAAAATCGCTGGATACTAATGATTGAAGGCATTGATTCTTACATTATTAAGACAACGGCCCGACCAACAATTACCATAGAAGGCCAAGAAATTCCGTTCATAAATTCAAGAAGGTATGTCGCTGGCAAGGCAGAGTTTGGTACACTTGCAGTGACCCTTCACGATCCCATCGCTCCGTCAGGTGCCCAACAGGTCATGGAGTGGATCAGGACGCACTGGGAGTCAGTGTCAGGCCGCGCAGGTTACGCTGACTTCTACAAGCGTGACATTCAGCTCAAGATGTTGGATCCCGTCGGCACAGTCGTAGAGCTGTGGGACATCAAGGGTGCCTTCATCACTTCAGCAACATTCGGTGATTTGTCATACGAAGGCGCTGATCTCGCTGAAATTACGCTAGAGCTCAGGTTCGATAACTGCGTATTGCAGTTCTGATATTTCGCAATTCACCATACTTATGGTAACAGGGTTCACTAGGCGAATTCCTGTCACCTGGCCTGGTGTTCTTTCTGGCAAGGATCTCGAAAGGGATCCTTGTTTTATTTAAACTGAGACAATTGGTATAATTTGTTGAGATCATCTTGACGCCAGAAGACAAAAAAATAGTGCTAAGGTACATGCACCGCGTAGCACGTCCAAGCTACCTTGGCAACATCTCAATAGAACTTGGACGTAGCCTTGGCAGAACTGAGGCGATAGTGCTTCAGATGTGCGATGAAGGCCTGCTCAGATTTTTGAATCGCAAAGAATTGACTGCAATTGGCGCAGAAGATTCCGCGGTTGTTTGTGCTCTCGTTGACAGGCACAATCCTACTCTTGCGTACGAATTATTGGCATTAATGTTTTGCTTGTGACTATTTACGCATTGGGTGATAGGAGGTAATATCAACAACAAGGATTTATAACATGGCTGAAGATCGTGAACAACGTAATGAAATATTTAAGGGAAACGCCCCTCAGGTTGACAACAGAATTCCACAAGTCAGTTCATTTGACAAAGTAAAGTCTGACTTTGGTCTCGAGGTTCCCGTGGAGACTGTTCCTCTACCTTCATCAGGTAAGGTGTATACGCCTAATAGTCCTCTTCACAACTCAGAAATGGTGGACATCAAGGCGATGACCGCAAAGGAAGAGGACATTCTCACCAGTAAAGCCTACCTAAAAAAGGGCACTATAATTTCCGAGCTTATTAAATCGTGTCTAATGGATAAATCCATCGATCCGCGTGACATGTTGTCAGGTGACAGAAACGCCTTGATGGTTGCCATTCGCATCACCGGTTACGGCGCTGAGTACGATGCAGAGATCGAGTGTGATGAGTGCGGTAACAAGTCGCCCAGGCAATTCAACCTAGCGGAGCTGCCTATAAAACGTCTCGATATTAGTCCTGTTTCACCCGGTATTAATGTGTTCGAATACGTGTTGCCATATAGCAAAAAGACAGCGCGGTTCAAATTTCTTACGGGCAGAGATGAAGAAGAGCTTGCAGTTACTGCAGAGAAACAAAAGAAATTGGGAATTCAAATAGAATCATCGGTGACGTCAAACTTGTTGTACTCTCTTGTGTCAATTGACGGCGTCGAGGACAGAGGTAAGCTAGCAAATTTTGTCAAAATGATGCCTGCCAGGGATTCTCTTGCGTTGAGAAATTATATGAAAGATAATGAACCCGGAATAGAGATGCGACAAGAGACCTCTTGTCCTGCGTGCGGTCACACAGAGGAGGTCAACATGCCCCTTGGCGTTTCGTTTCTTTGGCCTTCATCCGGAAGATAAAGTTGACACTATTTTGGAACCCGCCTTTCTATTGATGTATTATGGCGGGTTCCTGTATTCTGAGGTTTATAACCTGCCTGTTTCTTACAAGAGATGGTTTATCAATAGATTGGTCAAGGAACTCAACAAAGGTAAAGGTGAAGATGGCGATGATAGCACCTCACCCCCAACCAGGGCTTTGCACCAGGACACTCCCGACGTTAGATCAATTCAAGGAAGAAATCGTTCTCATGCGCCATCCAGGCTCAGAAGATTCACATAGGTTTTGTGGTCTTCTGGGCTGATGTTTGATAATTAAAGTTATGAACAAATCAAACAACGGGAAACATCACGTTAGGTCTGAAATTATTAAATCATACTTGCACTCCTGGATAAACAAGGGAATTTTGCCTGAGTGGGCGAATAAACCTAGTTATGAGTCAGTCGTTGCTCGTAATGCGTTTATTGCTACAAAAAATTTTCATGATCTCATCGTCAGTCATAAAGCAACTGTTGATGGCATAACGGATTGCCTGCAAGAAATGAGAAAGCACACTGCACAATTTGAAAAATTGTATGAAATTCCGTGGCCTCTTTGAAAATTCTGTTCATAAGTTAGGTAAATTTTAGATGGCAAATTCAAATCAATCCTCCGGTCAGCAGGGACAAGGACCCATAGACGCCAATCAGGTAAAAATAGCAAGTGATCTTTCGAATGCTATTTCTAGCCTAAATGCCCAAATTGAAACTGCTAACAACAGACTAAATCAAGTTAGCAATACGCTGGGTAAAATTTCAAGCACAACGAAAGGCATTGACACAAAACCCATCACTTCCATGAGTGACGGGATAAGAAACATAACGGAGCAGGCACAAAAAACTGACCAAGTAAGCCTGGGAGGATTTTCAAAACAGCTAGACATATCTTCAAATGCCACCGCCGCCCTAGAAATAAAACAGGAATTGATGCAAAAACGCACAAAATCTGCGTCTAAGGCTCTAAACTTCTTTGGGAAAGGTCTTGTTGGCATCGGTGCGCTTTCAAAGATGGCAACGGGGTTGTTGTTCGGTCTGGCAAAGTCCATAGGAAACATAGGTCTGTCAATACTCGCAATTCCAATGAAAGTGTTCAACGCCTTCATCGGAATGGCAAATGATGTTGGACCGGGGTCTACCGCACTAGCTGAAGCCATAGAGGGGATGAGAAAAGAATTTGGTAAGTTGTCAGGTCCCGGTCCTGCGACAATCAAGAACATGGCCACTTCTTTGAAGGGATTTAGCGCTACAGGACTAAGCGCATTCAGCGTTTTTGGAGATTTGGCGAAGAGAATACAGGATTTTACGAAACTAGCGGTAGCTCTTGGCCCAGCATTTAACAATTTCAGAGGAGAGATTGAAAAGAATAGCGGCGCAATACTTGGTTACCAAAAAGGTCTAGGGTTGTCAGACGAAGAGATGAGAACTGTGGCAAACACTGCACAGTCTATGGGAACAACTCTAGAAAAGGTTCTTGAGCCCATGAGAGCGCAAGCTCAAAATTTGGGAGATCAATTTGCGATTGATTCAAAATTGATCTCACGTGACATGGCCCGAGCAATGAAGGACTTGAAACACTTTGCTGGCGCTACTGTCAAAGAAATTGCTGCCGCCTCAGTTTATTCTCGCAAGTTGGGCCTAGAACTGGATAAGATCACTGGGATACTCGATGCTTTTGAGACATTTGACACGGCTGCCGAAAATGCTTCCAAACTATCACAAGCCTTTGGCGTGAACATTGACGCGTTTAAGATGATGGAGTCGCAGGATCCTGCCGGTCCAATAGAAATGTTGAGAAAACAATTTGCTGCCGCGGGAGTTGATGCATCAAAATTTAACAGGCAGCAAATGAAACTTCTAACCGGATCGACAAATCTGAGTGAAGAAGAGGCGAGGCTCGCTTTCTCTCTTAAGAACAGGGGGATGTCTCTGGACGAAATCAAGAAAAAAGCCTCCGCGAATGAAAAGAAGCAACTATCACAGGCCGAGGCAATGAAGAAGCTTGCTGATAACATTGAACGCCTTGTCTTCCAGATGGACAAAAAACAAGGCGGATTCTTCAGCAGGTTCTTCCAAGGAATAGTGGGAGGAATACA